AATCATCTGTTACCAACTTGAATACAATTGCCCATATAAGTCTGTTAGCGGTTGCTGTTGCGGCAATCACCACCGGCACAGGGCAATCCTATCGTAAGCTTAAAGCTGTAAAGCGAATCGCATAATAAAGAGCTATTCATATCTCCCCATTTGCGTAGGTTCTGGACTTACGTCAGCTTTGCTATGTCATAAATTCCCATTCTTTCCGATTTACAAAAGCTAACTGCCAAATCCAACTGTTAAATCAATTCGTTTTGCTCATCTCTCTTTACTTATAATTTTATTATAAGATATTTTTTAATTGTTTTTGTTCCATTTTTAGGCATAAAAAAAAGCGGCTATATTTCAAGCCGCTTGTATGCTTTTTTAAAGCACATACATAATATAAAAAGTTTTTCCGCCATCTTCAACGATTCCCCAGTCTGCAACCGGGATCTTTTTTTCAATCATATTTCTGTATGCTTCCCGGTCTTCCTCTTCAACGCCCCATTCGTCAAGATAGTTTTCTAAATTCTCTTCCAAGTCTTCAATAATCATGGCTCCGTCTTTCAAATGCTTTTCCGCTTCTGATCTGGTGTCGCCGTCTTTCATTAACAGCTCAACTTCTTTTTCTCTTGTCATTCCGTTATCTCCTTTTTTAATTAATGAACTAGGTTTTTACTCGTCAATTTCCGGTAGAAATTCTCCGATATGCAATTCTTCCGCAACGATCCTGTACGCTTTTCTGATTGTGCTAGCTCTATTTACCAGATACTCCCAACCCTGCACGTCTTTTTCTTTCCAGTCGCCCATGTACTCGGCTTTCACTTCGTCATCAAGATTAATAAAATCCATGATGTCTGTGTCATGTCTGTTTTCAATTTCTGCGATCCTTTTCTGTAATTCCTGATAACATTTTTTTAATTCTTCCATCTTTAAAGTCAATATCTATTTTCGTGTATTATAATGTTAACAAATGAACAGAAAGCGGGGAAAATGAAATGGAAAGAATTGAAGAATTTGAAAAAGAATTGGCAAAGGTTTGCGGAACTTATGAAAGCGACTGCTCCAGATGTCCGAAGAAAACAGAATGCGATGAGTATAATTTGCACAAAATAGCCGAAACGCTCCGCTCTGGAGAGTCCACCGTGGAACGGTTGCCCGGTGCTGACGATGGAAGACCAGAAAGGGAAAACATGAAAATTTTAAGTGGAAACAACTTGAAACGGCTTTTTATTTTTATCTTGCGTATTTTGCCAATACAGACTTTTTTATGCGTGCGTGGTATTTTATCCTATGCGTGATAAGAAATCCGTCTATGCGTGTCATGCGTGCGTTATGCGTGCAGTTCTATGCGTGAATCAAAGCATCATGCGTAGCTGTCCGTTGCTTTCTTCTTCGTACAAGCTCCGGCTGTTGAGCATCCTTAATGCCATTTTCTTTTTTCTGTAAAAATGCGTGCGTGAAATCGGCATAATCCCATAGTGTGCTTCCATTTTGTCATATGAGATATTATTTAAAATTGATTCTGCTATTTTATCGCCCAGATAATTGTCTATGCGTGTGCATATCTCTATCGTTTCCTCTCTGCTCATTTTAAAAACCTCCCCATGCGTGGCGCCTAAGTTTCTTACAACATTATACCATATATCAGTTCATAAAAACAAAACATATTATCGTATTCATGCAACATTATTGTATTTTTTTACCGGCATATTTCAGCCGGTAAGTGTTACCTATTCAGTTTTTACGATTTTATATCCTGGCACCCGAATGGCTCTAGGGCTTCCGATTTCATCATCCGTTTCCAGCTCTCCGATAGCTATCATCCTGATCAGATGATTATGTACACTGGATGTACTGCTCAGTCCTACCATGTCCCCAATCTCCCGAATTGTCGGGGCGTATCCGTGCTTTTCAATGTACAAAATGATTGCCTGCTTGATTTCAGCTCGTTTTTTAATTCCATGCTTCGTAGCGTTCATGTGCATTTTCCTTTCTTTTTATCAGTTAAAGTTCAGTTTAATTTATACAATTCTCTTAAAATACTCTTCCAATGTTTTATAAGTAATATCAATATAACCGAAGTCATCATCACCGTTTTCCAAGTAAAGGCGTATATCAGATTCGCCAACATATCCATCTGTATACTCATACACGATACCCTCATGAATTGTCGCATATTCATCTGTAGGACATTCATTTTCATCGTATTTTGGTAAATAAAACTCTTTAATACATTTATATTTTTGCATACGGCACCTCCACAAAATTCTAAGTTTAGTTATTTAATATTTTCTTGCTCTTGCCAATTTCATTGGCATAAATACCATCAGAGCAGCCTCTTTTATCGCCTCGCCAGTAATTGTAACAGCCACTTAGTTCAGGATATTCCTCGCATTTTAATTTATAAGGTTCTACAATTGTAGCGCAATATATGCCATTAGGAATATGCCCATACTTTTTAATGTCTTTATCCCTAACTATACTTTCGATAAAATGTGTAACAGATATTTCTACAATATCTCCCTTTTCAGCTCTTAATAATGGTCTGTCAAATTCATACGGGATATCTTTCATACTTTTTCCAACCTAAATACTTATTTTTGGTTATTTATAATCTTCAAATCTTTTCACAGCTGCAAAGGCAAATCTCGAATTCACCCATCGCTGCAATTTTTTAAGTGTATCTCCTTGCCTAAGTTTATATTTATCGTAGATCATCACATATGGGCTGTATCCTAAATCTCGTAAAGTGTATATTCTATCAAGATCCTGCTCTATGGTAGTATTAAATCCGCAAAGGACATATACAGTCATTTTTCGATGATCCCATCCGGTAAGCTGCTTAAACATCTCAAATTGCGGAACAATCTTATCTTTATCTTCATACCGGTCCCATGCGAAATGTATCTGCTTAATCTTCATTTGCCGGATGTATTTCGCTTTTTCTTCGGTCATGATACGAATATCGCAACCCTGTGAAAAATCCACCCACGCACCGCTGTCAATGAGCTGTTGGCTCAGTTCTTTCCAGTTCCGACAGGCGAACATATTCGGATCAAGTAGAACGATATTTTTCTGACCATTCCAAAATTCCGACAAATCCGCAACCTTTACTGCACATCTGCCCTCTTTCTTTCCCACAATGCAGAAGTCGCATCCACGTGGGCATCCTCTTGTCAGAAATCCGTAAGCAGTATCTTTGCACAGCTCCGGGTAAAGGCTATAATCCGGGTAAATATGCTCAATCTCTGCTGGCAACTGATTGCCGCCGTCAGGATAATGGTATCCAGTGCCACCTCTTATTATCTCCCCACCACATACCGGATGCTGATAGTCCGGTGTAAAGGTAAATACTTTGCTCATATATACCTTGTCCGGCGGATTTATCCACGCAGTCAACGGGTCATACCATTCTACCGTATCGCCCTGCTGTTTATGCCACGCTGACAGCTTCATGAGTGGTAAGCTTGGAAAGTGGTGATTATCAACATCTATCAGTCCTATTCTCATTACTACCTCCGTTAAAATTCTAATTTTCAGCTATTTCCATTTTGGAAATGTTCAGTTTAATTCTTCAATGCTTTCTCGCAGTTCCTCATAATAGTTAATCTGATCAGTACAATGATTGTCCAGTATATCAATCATTTCCCTTTTTGCATCTTCTAAGGATTTTGCTTGCATGAAATCCATGCGACCATCGATCACGGACTGCCATCCTATCTCATCACCGCAGTAAACAATACTTCCAATAGTGACACTTCCGTAATAAGCGACTATGTTTACTTGTTTTTCCCAATCACTTTGTTCTGGTTCAACCTCTTTCCATTCCATTGTGCACATAGTTTTCCTTTCCTCCAATTCTTCCTGACTGTATTTCCGATAGCTGATTCCGTAATTTGTGAATCCACCGGATTGATATGTTATGCATCGTGACATTTCATACCCCTCTTTCAGTTTAGGCAGCTAAATATCCACCTAAATTGTCCATGCTCTTCCATCTGATTCTTTCGATTACTAAAACATAGTATTCTTTATCAGGTTCAGCACCCCATTCTTTTCTTCCAGTTCTCTTTTCCAAGTGACAGTCCGCAATAAATGCAGGAACTTTATAACCATATCCATTCGTGAATCGCACCTGTGCTTCTGCATAATCCAATGGAATATCGTCAACCATGTTAAATATCTTGTTCAATCGTGTCGTGTAATATGGCTTGACATCTCTATATTCCTCTCTTTTTTCGCCTGTAAGAATCATATAGAACCATTTCTTTTTTATAGGCAATACCAACATTCCATTTCCTCCTGTAAATTCTAATTTAACTATTTTATCTCCTGCTCAATATTTAAGTTTCTAAACATTGCACACATCACATCCACGACGATACTGTTTCCAAACTGTTTGTAAAGTTGTGTATTGCCATTGCCTGCGAACCATATCCGGCAAACAGTTCAATTAATCGTATAGGTTTTGTAATACAGATTGGTTCACGTATCATGTCAAAAATGCTCATCTGATTCTGACATTCGTAATCAAACTTATCTAAATCACTCATTTTTTTCAAGGAGACCGCATATGCTTCACTCTGGCCAGAGTCTCGGCTCCTTTCTACATAAAATCTTCTAATCTCATTTGTCCTTTGCAATTTCCACCAATCGTGGATGGATCCCAGCCAACTCCAATGTAGTCCAGAACCTTTGCCCATCCATAGTCGTTCCCATCCTTATCCTTACACATATGAAACATCAGATAATCCCACTCTTTTGGGTTACTCTCATATAGTAAATCGAATCGATGCGGTCGTTTCTCCATGTGTATTCCGAAACCGCACATACTGCATCCGGTACGCTGTGCCTTGGTTGTGTATAGTGTCCCGTCCGGCTTTTTCTCAATAGTTCCATAAATCTCTGGAATGATGCTGTCAGGCATTTCAAAACTTTGAGATAATCTTCCTTCTTTCAAAAGTCTTTCATGATATTTTTCTTTCAGTCCACCTTTCCACATCTGATCCATCTCTAAGGCAAGTGCTAAAATATCTTGTCGATGGAATATAGCAAATGGTGCTGATCTGATCGTGGATGCTCCAAAATAATTGCAACCGTTCATCCGCAAGCTCTTGGCGCGTCTGCCACCTTCGGATGCCATCAGTCCCAGATATGGCACGCTGTTGTGTTCCTTTCCCCAATCATCACAGTTCTTTTCTTTGAGGTAATAGCAGCATTTAGCAGATACAAGGAAGTCTGGCTTCTGGAAATCACAACCTTCATTTTCATTCTCATATCCACCGAACAACTGTAACCATCGTTGATTTAACTGCATTTTTGAGTTTTTCTGCCATCCACCATATTCTCCAGTTTCTCCGGTTATAATCGCATGACGGACTGTCTTATTCTTCTCGCTCGGATTTTGTAAAAGTTCTATCTTCCCGGCAATCTCTTTTGAAATGACTGGAAACCCAAATTCCTGTATAACCTTTGGTTTTGTCCAATATGTGCCATCATCTCTTTTCAGTGGCGGTACATTTATTATTCCAAGAGCCTTATGTACTCTCTGTATGCTCTTGTCTTCCAGTGTAGATGCACTGACTCCTGGTGCATCAATTCCGCATACCTCATGTAAAAACAGGTATAAGATTATACTGTCAAGTCCACCGACAGAAACATGGTAGTTGAGCAACCTTCCATCACATTCACTCGCGAACTCTTCTGCTCTGATCTGTGCATATTTTCTTTTATATTCATATGGCTGCTTTTCTTTCTGCATAAATGATGCAATCTTCTCATATGCTCCGATTCGCTCCATACGTTCTTTTACTGATTCCATTTTTTCTCGGAGTAAAGAGCTCTTTCACGCTGGCCAGCAAACCTCTTACTCCTTTCGATTTACTTCAAAATTTTATCTAAGCAGGCATTCCAGCCTTTATCAAATCTTCCATTATCACAATAAGCAGGATGATTTGCTTTCTCCGGCAGTTCCCGAAGTGGACACCAATCTGGTTTTTCGTATGTTTCAGAATCAACAATTCTTGATACTTTCATAGCCTGGCAACTGTCAATACCTGCATCCGCGTTACAATACAAAAAGTTGCAACCAAAACATGATTCTGGCATATCCATAACTAATACTGCTTTAGGCATCTTCTATTCCTCCTATTTTTTATACACTTTCCATGCTTTAAAGCTATTCCCTTTAGGTACATCGCAAATCCAATACGTTGTACGTGCTTCTCCATCTTCATCAGTTCCAAAACCATAATAAATATAGGCTTCTTCTACCGTTAATTCGTTTACGTTACACCCATATTCTTCCGCGCCAATTTTTAAAGCTTCTTCCTTGTTGTATTTACTCGCATTGAAACCAAGTGAATCGTCGTCTCCGCAAAAACAGTCATAATCAAATTTACTCATATTCTCACACTCCTTCCGGTTTCTCACACCGTTCAAATTTTATTACCCACACCCACGGATTAGCATTCCATCCGTAGCGGTCAAGGTCGGATTTCTTGATGGTGGAATCCCATACATCAAAAAAACCAAGTGCTGTTGATGTATAATCGAAACATCCCTCTGCTTCTGCATCATCGTCTGTCATATCCTGCAACCGCTCCACTCTTACATCCGTAACCTTAAGCCAGATACGGGCGGCGTCTTTCGGCATGTAGATAGATGGTTTCCACTTTGTAACATCGGCAATGTCATTTCTTTGCCAATCTTCGTAGTAAAAGTATCCGTTCGGTGCCTTTTTCCATGTTTCTCTCACGTACAGTATATCGTCCGTGTGATATGGCGGATTCCATTGTTTGCTTAATTCCTCATCCTTTATATTTTCCGGAAGCTTATATTCTTCTCCCCAAAATTCGTGTGCTCCCCTGTTTGGATATGTCCATTTTCCTATACAACCCTTGTGGCTACCTGCATATGTATAACATAGCCTTGATTGTGGTTGCGGCTTTATCACACGTCTGGTGCAGGTCTTCCGTCCGTCCAGAATTGCCCGAACCATTTCCGTGTTGAATAAAATCGGTTTAATTGCCATCTACTCCACCGCCTTTCACAATCTCGATTGCTTTACTAATAAGGCATACCATGCAGTACGATGCTTTACACTCTTCTCCAAAACAATCTTTGTTCACTGGTGATGTCATTATTTTTTCAACTTCTTCCAACTGTTCCACGACCTTGTCCGGGTCGTAGGCGGTCGGTTGCGCATCTATTAATTTTAAAATTGCATCTTTAATATCATTAGTAAATACATCTTTATTTTCTACCTCATCCCAAATTCCTAAAATTTTTATATGTCCTTCTAATTCATCAGCATCAATCAATCTCATCGTTCGCCCTCTTGTTCCAATCTGTAGTTGCTTTCGCACGCTCGTCTCTCCCTGTTCTGATTCCTCCTTCCTGATCCATGTACATCTCACATTCATAGCTTTTTGGAAGTTCTGTTCCGCATTTCATACATTTGATTTTGAACATTACCCCAACAGCCGAATGTGATGACTTATTTGTAATGGTTAAGAACATTGCTTTTCCACCGCAGAACGGACATGGCTTAAGGCTTTCACTCATTCTTCATCACCTCCAAAACTAAATTCAATCCCATCGCTCCAATCGACACCTAACTGTTTACATTTTGCTCTCGTAGATGTACCTCCAGAATGACTGGTTCTGAAAAGAAACAGTTCTTGAACGATACTAAAATATGACATTCTATAATAAAAGCGTTCCTCTTCGTCCAACTCCCTAATAGCATCTTCACCATGCACATATTCGTACCATTCCTCGAACTTTCCGACCAACTCCTGCATAAGGCTAATGCAATACTTCAAGATGTACTTTTCATCGTGGCTCTCCAATTCTTTCTCTACAATCTGTTTCTCCATCGCCGCCCGGCATTCTTCCACCGTGCCGATTGCGCGGTACTGCTTCAGTTCTTCCAACCATTCAGCAAGTTGCTCATGTTCGTTTGCACATATAGTATTGCCATATGTAATGGCTTCTTTATCAACCGATTCTGGAATATACGCATTATCTTCGATTAGTCTTGCTGACATCTTTTGGCATTCAGCCACTTCTCTTGCGTGTGATATAGCTTCATCAATTGTCATAGTCACACCTCCAACAGTTCCTGGTTATCAATCATGTTGCCGATCACTTCAAAATTCTCTGAATCAAAATCATCCAGTTCCTCGTAGTAATCACAGCCCGGCTCATTCGTACACCATCCGTTTTCATGCCACACGACACGCTTTCTCGTCTCATCTTCTGGAAACTCAACGTCGATATGCCCTGAAAGAATATCATTCTCAAAAATCCGTCTGCCGCTTTTATCATTAAGTCCTGTGCACTGGCAAATAGTTGATGGGTCTATCTCGTAAACAGCTTTTTTACTTGCGAAAACCGGTTTAAAAATAAGCGGTCTTCCTGCAAGTTCATAATAACTACCGGACATCCATTCTCCGTCATCAATGCACTTTCCGCGGAATAAATATCTATCTTTCATCGTCTATATCCTCCTGTATTTATGCTGATTCAGCCAATACCATTTACACGCTCTGCCACCGTTAACAAAAACCATAGGTTTTCCACTATTATTCGCATTTATGCATGTGACACCATTTGAACCACAGTAAAGGCAGTTAGAACATTTTTCTTCAATTTGTTTTTCTTCCAGAACTCTGATATATCCCATCCTTTTCCTCCATTTCTTTCAGCTTGGCTTCGGCTTTTTCCACTTCCATTCCGGCAAGACATCCGCTAGCATATGCATCCTCATAGCACCTATCTATTGCTGTATAAAATTCATCACAAAACAATTCAGTAAGAGGGCATTCCGAACACTTGCAATTTTCATGGTGGCATTTAGTTCTTGTGTGTACACACTCTCTATATTCCGTTTCTTCGACTTTTTCCGGCAACTTGATATACCTGCCCTGCTCCTCGGCATCCTCATAGTCTTTCAACTTTTCCCTCAAATCTGCCATTGCCCACATATTGCGGTAGAACAACGCAATCAGACCACGGACATCTGAAAACGGATCTATCGTTAAATTGTCCAATATTTCCTCGTCAAACTCTGCGTCATCTACTGGCAATTCATCTTTTGTTAATGTGGCCATGAGGTTTCTGGTAAAATCTCGTGCATCCATTTCCATATCGTAATCTCTGTA